GCCGCCTATTCTCGTGGGCGCGTTGGTGGGGTTGGAGCATGGCACGTATTCCAACTATGAGCAAGCGCGACGCTCCTTCTGGCAGGAGACGCTGACGGCGAAGTACCGCCGCCACGCGGATGTGCTGAACCTGTATCTGACGCCGGACTTCGGCGACAACGTGCGGGTGCGGTGGGATTTCTCGAATGTGAAGGCGCTCCAGGAGGAGACGGACAAATTGCATAACCGTGTGCGGTCGAATTTCACGGCTGGCTACATTACGGTGAACGAGGCGCGGACGGAGATCGGGTTTGATCCCGTCGCTGCCGGTGACATCTTCCTGCGCCCGATGAACTTAATCCCGGAGAGCGCGAAGCCGGCGACGGGGAAGGTTCTCCTCGCGCCCGTGGCGGTAAAGGGGGGCGGGGACGATAAACGGATCGGGGATCTCAAGGACATCTGGTGGAAGGCGCTGGATCGGACCGCGCAGAGCTGGGAGAGGCCGTTCAGGGAAGCCGCGCAAGGACGCTTCGAGGACGACGAGACGGCGATCCTGGCCATCCTGCGCAGGGAAGGCAAGAAATCAAAAGAGGCCGTGGCGTTCCAAATATTCGGCCATACGGTTCTGGAGTATCTGGAGAACGAGGCGCGGGATAGCTGGCGGGACGTGTTCATACCGCTCTTCACGTCCGTTGTGGATGCGCAGGGTGTGAACATCGCGGCGGCCTGGGGAATTGAATTCGATATCGACCGGCCGGAGGTGCAGGCGTTCCTGCGGGAATACGCGATGCGCTTTTCGGAACGTATGTTCGCGGTGGACGCGGCATCTATCAGCGGGATCGTGGCCAAGGCCCAGGGCGAGGGCTGGTCGGTGCCGCAGATACGGGACTCCATTCTGGAGACCTGGGAGACATACGACCGGGTGCGGGCGGAGATGATCGCACGGACGGAGACGATCCGCTCATCCAACGCGGGGGCGAAGGAGGCCATGAGGACGGCGGGGATCAAGGTAATCCGGTGGCTGGCTACGCGGGATGCCAGGGTGTGCCCATTCTGTGAGGAGCTAGGCAGGAATGGGGGAAAGGCCATAGAGGTGATGGGCGACTTTTTCAAGCAGGGTGACGAGTTCACGGTGACAGATAGTGAGGGGAAGGTGTATTCGATGCGGATCGATTACGCGGATGTGGGCTACCCGCCGCTGCATACCGATTGTCGGTGCACGATCATAGCGGAGTTTCAGGAGGTGTGAGATGGACAGGTTCCGGAATCGAGAGGGAAGCGGGTTACCCTTCAAGACGAAATGCCTCCCCGCCTTCCTCAAGGAGTGGGATGAGGATAAGGGTGAGCTGGAGGGCTTCGCCGCCATCACTGGTTTCCCCGATGCGTATAGGGAGATCATCGATCCCGGCGCGTTCTCCAAGACGCTGCGGAAAAATAAAGGGCGCATCGCGATCTGCTGGCAGCACAACTGGAGAGAGCCCATCGGCAAGCCTTCCATATTGCGAGAGGTGGGCGAGGACAAGCTACCCGAAGAGTTGACGCGGCAATTCCCGAAGGCGACGGGCGGACTCTATTTCAAAGGGCGAATTGTTGATACGCGCCAGGGCCAGGATGCGAAAGTGCTGATCCGCGAAGGCGTGGTGAGCGAGATGAGCATAGGTTACGATCTGGTTAAATCCTACCAAGGCGATGATGACTATTTGCATTTGGAGGAGATAGAACTATTTGAGATCAGTCCCGTCACCATGGCGGCTATGCCAGCGGCTTTGGTGACCGACTACAAGGATATGGAACCCGAACATTTGAAGCCAGAAGAGACGGAGGATTATATCCATATCCCGATACGGGACGCGGGCGATTTCGTGGCCGACAGCTTCCGCACGATCGATTTGGCCAAGGATCAGGGTATCAAAGCGGTCATCGGCAAGCTGAAGAGCGATCCCGACGGCTCTACCCACATCCAGAAGTGCGTATTCGACAAGGCGAAAGGCTGGACGATGGCGAAGGCCCAAGCGTGGGTGAAGGAACATCGAGAGGAATTGAAGGAGGTTAGTTCGATCTGGCAGAAGTCAATCAAAGTTATTGAGCTATTGGAGAAAGGCGAATTCAAGGAAGCTAACAGGGTGCTCACGGAGCTCATCTCCGAGCTCCCCAAGCCGGCCTTGGGGCTGGCTGAGGAGTTGGCTTTGAGGGCCAGGGTCCTCGAAGCCGAGACGACCACCTTGTAGCGATATAAGCGCAACCGAATATCCGCGCTGGCATTCCCCACAAGCCTCTGGGGGCCGGGGGATGGCGCGAAGCTGGTCTGGGCCAGCCGAGCCGTAGCAGTGCTCAAATATCACGCATTTTAGGAGGTTTCAATGGACCTGAAAGAGATGCGCGAGCAGGCGGCGACGCTGGCCCGTCGTGCGAAGGAACGAATTGCCGGCTATGCCGAAGGGGAGATCCCGGAGGATGTGGCCACCGAAGTCAACGGCTTGCTCGCACAAGTCAAAGATCTGAACGAGAAGATCGCGAAACATGGCGCGGGTGACGAGCTCCGCCGGCAGGTGAACGACAGTTACGACCTGCATTGGCAAGGTCAAGGTTCTCGCATCCGGGAACCGGCTGGCAAACCGGCTGATGAGAAGTTCGGGCACTTCGGGGAGTTCCTCACTGCCGTCTATGGGGCCTGGAAGCTTGGCCGCCGTGATCGGCGACTCCAGGTGGAATCGGTCATACCGGAGTTCAAGAAGGACTTGGAGGAGGGCACGGGCTCGGCTGGTGGCTTCCTGGTGCCGGTGGAGTTTCGGACTGACCTGCTGACGAAGGCGGGTGAAGGCGCCATTGTCCGACCGCGCGCCACTGTCATCCCGATGGCTCGGCGGCAGGTGGACATCCCGGCTATCGACTATACTCAGCATGGCGACAAAAAGACCGCCTTCTTCGGCGGCGTGCGCGCCTACTGGACGGAGGAATCGGCGTCCAAGACCGAGACTGAGCCCAAGTTCCGCAAAGTGCAGCTCGTGGCCCATAAATTGGCCGGCTACACCCAAGTGGAGGAGGAACTGATCGAGGATGCCGCTATTACCCTGGCCCCATTGTTGACCACTCTGTTCGGCGGCGCGGTGCGCTGGCACGAGGATTACACTTTCCTTCAGGGGGATGGCGTGGGCAAGCCCCTGGGAGTGATCAACGCCCCGGCGACCATCGTGGTGACCCGTCAAGTCGGTGGGCAGTTCGGCTGGATTGATATCGTCAATATGGTCGCGCAGTTGCAGCCTGGCGCTACCCCGGTCTGGGTGATGGCGCAGAGCGTGCTGCCGCAGCTCTACCAGTTGCAGGACCCGAACGGCAACTACATTTGGGTGCCTGCGCACGGTGTAGCTGGCGCGGCGAGTCCGGCTCCTGGGACATTGCTCGGCTATCCGGTGATCTTCACCGAGAAGCTGCCGGCGCTAGGGGTGACTGGGGACGTGCTCCTGGCCGACTTTTTCTACTACCTGATTGGGGACCGCAGGGCGCTTACCATCGCCTACTCGACCGAATATCTGTTCCGCTATGACGAGACCGCTTGGCGGTTCACGAGTCGAGTGGATGGGCAGCCGTGGCTCAACGCGCCGGTGACGCTCCAAGAAGGAACGACCATCAGCCCATTCGTCATTTTGGGCGTCTATAGGTAATGTGAGGAGGAATTGAAAATGGCTAGTATGACAGAATGCCTCTATGAGGTCTTGCAGGCGTGCGGTGATCTGGTGGCCTGCATCCTGCGGCCGCAGACCCTGGCCGCGGGAGTGACCAACACCCCGACGGTCGATATGTCGACCTACCGTAGGGTGCTCTTCGTGCTCCTGGGTGGAGCGGCCAACGATGGGACTGCCACGCTCGACGTAGTGATGCAGCAGTGCACGCAGGCCAACGATGGCGGCGCCGATGCCAAGATACTGGCGGGCAAGCGCGGCACGAAGGCCATCGCGCAGGTGCTTTCCGGCGCCGGCTTTGCGGCCCTCAATCAGCTCTGGCTGCTGGAATGCCGAGCCGAAGAGATGGACGTGAACAACGGCTTCGCCTTCCTCCGGCTGGCCATCACCGTGAGCGGCGGGGATACGTGGCTGCTCGGTGCGGTGGCACTGCGGGACGTGACGGCCTACGAGCCTATCGCCAACGCGCTGGTGACCGAGATCGTCGACTGAGGCACAAACTAGGGGAGGGGAGGGATCCTCCCCTCCCCACACAATCGAATAGCTTGGAGGACCTATGTCTGAATTCAGCACATATTACGAAAACAAGATCATCAACCACATGCTCCGGGGCATTGCCTTCACCCCACCGGCCACGATCTACGTGGCATTGTTCACAGCGGTCACAGGGCTTGAGAATAACAACCCGACCGGGGAGGTCAGCGGCAATGCCTATGTGAGACAGGTGTGTGCCTTGATTGATGCTACTGGGGATGGTGTAAGCGAGAACTCTGTTGAGATCACATTCCCGGTTGCCACCCCAGGGGCATGGGGACTGATAACCCATGTCGCCTTGGTAGATCACCAGACCAACGTCACCTGGGGCACGAACGTCAACGTCCTGATGTGGAGTTTGCTCGACTTGGAGAAGCAGATCGATGCCAACGACCAGTTCAAGTTTGCGGCGGGCGCCGTTGATGTGACAGTCGCATAAGGGGGTTAGATGGCTCTCCCGACATTCAAAGCAGCGGGAGTATTCACTGCGAGCACGGGTGCAATCACGGTTCCCTATCCTGTTGATCCCAACGCTCCTGTCGCTAACGACATAGCCATCCTCGTCTGCGAGTCTGAGAACGAAGCCATCTCGCTCGCTACGCCCAATGGGTTTGTGGAGCTGGGTGCCCAGGCGAACAAGGCGGCGGGGACAGGAGGAGTTGACCCTGCCTCCAGGTTAGCAGTTTATTGGAAACGATGCGTTGGTGGCGACGCTGCGCCGATAACTGTTGACGTGCCCAATCATGTTACGGGGCGAATCTATCTGTTCAGCGGCTGCGTTACGACAGGCAATCCCTGGAATGTATATGCCGAAGGCAACGACGGCGGGGCGAACGACCAGACTGGCGTAATTCCGGGGGCAACGACAACGGTCGTCGACTGCCTTATCTTCCTCATCTGCACATCGAGTTACAACAGCACGCAATCCACTGAGTTCGGAAGCTGGGCAAATGGCGACCTGGGGAATATCACAGAGAGAGGCGACAATACCAACACCGCCGGCTTGGGTGGTGGGCACGGGTCGGCCACCGGGACAAAAGCATCGGCTGGGGCATACGGGAACACGACCGTCACGTTGGCGCATACCTCCTTCAAGGGGGCGATGTCGATCGCGCTGGAGCCGCCTAGCGTCATCATCGAGTGGGGGACCGCGACATTGGCGGGCGGTGGAACTATGGCCGGGCTGGGTGTCAGAGTCCGCAGGGCGACGGGCACGTTATCGGGATTGGGGGGTATGGTGGGATTAGCGTATCGGGCACGGACGGCCTCGGGGGCCCTTCTGGGGGCCGGGCTGGTCGTGGCCAACGGGATCAGGGTCACCGCGGGCCAAGCGGTCATGTCGGGAATAGGCTCGCTTGTTGGGCTTGCCCGCAAAGTAGCCGTGGGCGCGGCGAGCCTAGCGGGTGCCGGTTCATTGACCGCTTTGGGCGTTCGGGCCCGTAGCGCACTGGGCGAACTATCCGGT